TAATGGGTTTTGATATAAGTGGTTTAAATCCAAAAAATAAAAAGGGCGAATACTTTAGAAACAACGTTTGGTATTGGCGACCTTTAGCACAATACGTACTTGAAGAGACAAAAGTAATAGATGAAAAAGATCAAGAGCATTGGCACTATAACGATTGTCATGAAGTACCAAAAGCACAAGCAGAGCAGATCGCAAAACAATTAGATCATTTAATTGAAAGTGGTCATTGTAAAAAGTTTGCTCAAGCATGGGAATTAAGACGTTCTCAAATAGAAAAACACAATGAGAAAGTTGAAAAAGAACTTGAAAAACATTGTGAAGAAGTACAAGCACGATTAAATGATATAGGTCTTGCACCAAAAGATTTTCCAAAAGAAGATCACGATAAATGGGAAGAGATTTATAACAAAAGAAATAGTGATGGTTCATATCCATTTACAGAGGAAAACGTAAAAGAATTTTCTGAGTTCTGTAAAAATAGTGGTGGATTTACTATTGGTTAAAAAGAATTTTTTGATTATTTTTAACGATTGTTATAAAATAAAAATAATCATTGTGTCTAGTACAAGTAAACTGTCGATTTTGGTACTAGACACTTTTAATAATAACAAAAACAAGGAGCAATAATGAGTAATAAACAAATAAGCAAAGACAATAGAGAATATTGGCAAAGTAAATTATCAAGAAAATTTGATGAAAAGAAAAGTGTCATTCAATCTCTACATCAAGCAGAAATAAATGAAACATCTCAAAAAAATTTTCCGACTTTTAAAAAAAGATTAGGAATTGAAAAAGACATTGAGAAGTATTTAAAAGTTGAAAAAGAGTTTAACGATTATTCTAAAAATTATCGTAAAAGACTTGAAGAGAAAAGAGAACAAGTTAAAAAATCCTTTTCAATCATAACTACGATCTTCCAAAATATGATTATGAAAGTAAAATTTATAATCTTGCAGATAGTTTAGAGAGTTATTTAAAAGATAAGTGCAAAGAAGAAACAAAAACTGCTTTTTATAATTCAAAGAAAGGTCAAGAATTGAAAAAGCTAGATGAGTTAGAAGAGAAAGCAACTGATTTATTACATAGTGATATGATTGGTGCAGAGGTATTAAAACAAATATCTTTAATTGCTAAACAAACTCAAATCAATATGACAATACCAAGTGAAACAGTAAAAGCACTGCCAAATGGTTAGTATTGAGACACTTGTAAAAATATATAAAAACTTTGGGGACAGAGAAAAACTGTCCCCATTGGGAAGTGCAGATGAAGAATTAATGTGGAATTCCAAACTTACACCAAAACAAGTTAATTGGTTGGAACGATTTATAATTGTTTGGGATTATGCGACAAATCTTGATGTGCAATTAAATAAAATAAGTGCTTTGGCAAAAAAGGAGTAATAATTATGGTTATGTTATCATTTACAGTTGATAAAAATAATAAACTGTTAAAAGTTGAGAAATCAAAAGAGAAAGGTTTATTTGAGAATAAATCTGATAAAAAATATGCAAAAAAAATAATTAATAAATTAAAAGAAAGGGCTAACAATGGCAAAAACAAAAAAACTTCATGAGATGACAGAAAATGAATTAGCTTTATCTTGGCAAAAAAGAATTGAAAAACATTTGTTAGGTAAATCAATTATTAAAATCGAATATTGTTCTGAAGAATTAGCAGAGGAACAAGGTTGGAGTAAAAGACCAATTCAATTACTTTTAAACAATGGTGTTTGGTTGACTATGACAAGTGATGATGAAGGTAATAATGGTGGTGCAATTCACACAAATATAAAAGAACTTCCGATTATACCTATAATATGACTTTGAGAGAAATTTTTAAAAAAGCACTCAAAAATAATTATAAAGGTACTTTTCAAGATTTTATAAAAGATTTTAGTAATTGCAGAGAAGATTTTATTGAACCACAAATTGCTTTTTCTTATAAAATTGAACGAAGTCTTGCCAATTATCTTAAAAGATATTATTCTTAAAATTGACTAGTTAAGCCCTAACAAAGCGAGAGTAGAGTTAGGGCTTTTTTTATGTTATTGACTTAATAACATAATGAAAAAATCAGAAAGTTTGCTTTGGCAACGTATCAAAAAATTAAAATTAAAAGGTCAAATTTTTCGCATAGAAAGTAATACAATCAATGGAATTGCAGATGTTTATTGGTTGATAAATGGGAAAAGTATTTGGATTGAACTCAAGTCTAATGATGTCAAGAATTTAGGTCTTTCAAAGTATCAAATTAATTGGCATTTGGAACATTATCAAAACAAAGGCACTTCTTTTATCTTGCGAGAGGTACTCTCGCAGAGACAACCCAAACGTTTTGAACTTTGGTTGGTTCGTGAACCGAGAACCTTGGTTCTTGATTATTCTTCCGAAAATTTAAAAAAAATTTTTCAAAAAATCTTGACGCAATAACCACGTCTCACGCACCTTCGGTGCGTGAAACTTTGCTATGCAAGTTTTTAATCATTTTACTATTACTAAAACTCACGTATGCGAATTGCGTGAAACTTTGCTATGCAACTTTTTTTTCTTTTATCTATAACTAATACCCACGCATGCGTGAAACTTTGCTATGCAAATTTTTTACCTTTATTACTATAACTAATTATTAATTGGTCCTTGAACCGTGGCAGCTCTTAGCAGCTCAAAGCTTACCGGGGCAGCTCTCCAGATAACCTGGCCAGGTATTGGTCCCGGTGGTCCTGAGTCTATAGCAGCAGACACTGCTGCAAAAATAAAATTTGACAGCTGCATGCATCCCATGCTAATAAGATGCAAATCAACTAACAAAAGGATAAAAATGATTAAATTTAAAGATCTAAAAAAAGGGCAGGAAGTAAAAACGAACCAGCTTCACCCTTATCACTTATGCAGCGGAAAGCTCTTAGAGTCTCCAAAGCAAGGCAAGGGCATTAAGAAAACTATTCTAATAGATGCTAAAGGCAGCGAGCTGGGTTTTTTCGATGAAGCTGGCAGCATATACAGTCATCAAATAAAATTAGCTAAGGTCGCTAATAAATGGGAGCTAGTGATTCATGCCGCTTCTTAATTATTACAGTCAAACTAAAATGGCCAAAGGGGAGGCGTTTGGATATAAGACAGCGATTTTGCATCTTGCGCCATTCGATTTAAGTGGCCGTAACGTCTGCCCAAAAGCAACCAAAGGCCCAGGTGGCTGCATTGCGCCATGTTTAAATACTAGTGGCCGTGGCCAAATGGGCAGTGTTCAAAAAGCTAGAATAAATAAAACTAATTTATTTTGGTCTAATAAGAATGCATTCTTATGGCAGCTAAGTCGAGAAATTGAGCAGCTCAAAAAAAGGGCAGCAAGGCAGGGCTTCAAATTTGCTGTTAGATTGAATGGGACCAGTGACCTTCCATGGCATCGAATGCGAGTTGATGGTGGTGGCAGCTTGATGGAACTGCATGCTGATGTTCAATTTTATGACTATACAAAAGTCCTTAACTATTTGGATCATGATTTAAAAAATTATCATGTTACATTTAGCGACAGCGGAAAAAATGACCTGGAACAGTGGGTTGCAATGGAGAAGGGCGCCAATGTTGCTGTAGTCTTCAAGGATAAGCTGCCTAAAACCTGGATGGGTCGTAAAGTAATAAATGGAGATCTTCACGATCTTAGATTTAAGGATCCTTGTGGCGTGGTTGTGGGTTTGTTAGCTAAGGGACTCGGTCGGAAAGTAACTAAAAACTCATTTATAAAAACGGCAGTTTAGAATGTTTCTAATGTGGGTTTTTATTCAAGTATTATGGAAAGAAATTCTAGTCCTAATTTTATTATTTTTAATTTTTTCAATTTTTTAAAATTAGGGCTTGATATTCTCCCATTAATAACTAAATTAATAGGACGTGTTAAAAATAAAAACAAACTAACAAAATGGAGTTAATTATTATGACACAAACTAAAGTAAAAAAGGCAGCAAATATTTCACCAGTTGAAAACGTAAAATTATTTCAAGCTTGTGAAGTAAATGACACTAGAAAAAACTATAATAAATTGTGGACTAGTGTTAAAGACGAAGCAATCGAGATCGTTGAACGTTGTGGCGGTTCGATAATTTCAAAATATAAATCGAAAGCTTTTTATATGGAGATCGCCAAAAAGAATACTAAGCGATTTGACGTAAAAGGTTTTAAAGAAAACTACCCTGAATTATACGAGACGTATTTAATTGATGGTGAAAGCGTTGAACTAAAAACAAAGGTTGTTAAATAATGAATTTATTTTTAGCAATTCTTTTAATTTTATCTAGTTTTACAATTGCTTTTTTAGGTGTTGTAATTCTTTTTTCAATCGATGTATGGCTAGGGTTTACCCTAGCCGTACTAGGCATAATTTTGTCATTAAGAACTATAGGAAGGGTTTAATCATGGCTAGATTATCTTATAGAGGTTATCATCTAAGTTTAAAACCTTTAAGAACTGATAACTTGTGGCAATTGGAAATCGAAAAAAGTGGAGGGGAGGTCGTACACACTTACACGATCGACCCTAAAAAAACACTTTTAGAGGTTGAAAAATTTGCCTTAGATGAGGTCGACAAAAAAATACAAGAAGAAATAAAATCTTAAATAATAAACACGGCACAACTTGAGGTTGTGCCGTGGCTCCCTTCTCTTCCATAGAGGTACCAAACCAAAACCAAAATTAAAACAAAAAAAATTAAATTTTTTTTGCGAAAAATTTTTATATGTTACTTAACTTTTACTAAAACTTGTACCGCAAATACATGGAGTAAGGCCTTAAACGTTTAGGGGTTTATTTTAAGGGGACCCAAGAGTATAGTAAATCTATATGACAAATACAGAATTGTTGACCACAGATCAGCTGCGAGAGAGGCTCGAAAAAGTATGGTTAAGACATATAAAATTATGCCAAGACAACTTCTTATATTTTGTAAAGAATGTTTGGCCAGATTTTATCTGCCGTACTGATAAAGATCCTGACCGTTGGGGACATCATCAACATATCGCACACGAGTTTACAAAAATATCTAAGCACAAAA